AGCCGCACCCGCAGCAGCAGCACCGAAATCTACTTTGCTATTCCCGTTTTGTACATTTATAGTCCTACGATAAACTGCAAATCCCGCATTACCTTGTGTAAATACATTATTACTTAAGCAATTAGTGTCCATATACGCACTAGTTCCATTTGGCGTTACTCCAGTACTGGCAAACGTCCAACCGCTTGAAAATGTACCTGTAAATGAACTACTCTTAAGGTTCTGCGCACACGCTGCTGCACTTGCTCCTACCATTGGATAAATGGCTTTCATAGGTGTCCAAAGTGAATTTGCTTTTAAATCAGCAACTAATTGTTTAGTCGCATTCTGTTCGGTAGTTGTTAAAGAACCACCCGCAGCAATAACTCTATTGTAGTATGCTAACCAATCAGCATCTACACCACTTATTGAACTAATTATTCCGTGACTTGCTAAAATCATTATGCTATATCTCCAAATAAATACCACTCATTGGTATCAATCTTAATCAAAGTTGCACCGCTATATTGGGCGTTCAATTTCAACTTTGCCCCGTTGCTTCGGACGGTTACGCCACTCGTTGCAACGATGGTGGTTTGCCCAGCCCCATATTGTGCTAATAAAATTTGTGTTCCCGTTGCAAATGCTACTGAACTATTTAAAGGTATTGTCAAGTTATTTGCACTTGCCACATTTATTTCAACCAATTTATCGGCATCGCTTAAAACAAGTGTATAACTTGCAGTTTGACGATTTGCTACGATTAGTTTGTTTGTTTTTAAATCAAGTGCAGTTTGTGTTGCTGTGCTTACTGGCTTGTTGGCATCCGATGTGTTATCGCAATTGCCTAAACCGACTGCCGTTTTATTTAATGTTGCAAATGTCTTATCGCCTCTGTAATAATCCGCTGATGTTGTTGCAGTAATTGTATTTTCTTTACTTGCAGCCAACCCACTATACTGACTATTAGTCGCATTATCACCCGTATTTGTGCCACTTGTGTTACCTATTATAGTTGCTTGCGCATCGGTCACATATCGCTTATTTGTGCTATCTGCAATATCAGCAGTTGTTGCATCTGCACCCGCAGTTACAAGTCCCTTTGCATCGTAGGTGATTTTAGTTTTTGTTGCACCAGTAATGGCTGCGTTTTCATCAACCTTCAAATCTAATGCAGTTTGTGTTGCGCTTGAAATTGGTTTATTTGCATCAGTAGTATTATCTACATTATTTAACGACAAAGCCGTTTTTAACGCTGTAGGTGTAATCTTTTTTGTTTCAGCCGCTGACGTGTCAACAATGGGAAACAAATCGGCCGCGTTGTCAACGGTTGCAATTGTTGTTAACTGACTAATTTTTTGGTCTGCCATATTTCAAAAGTAAAACAGAACAGAGCCTCATTTGTTACAATTATTAATAATGAGTCTTAATCCAAAACACTGAGCCATCACTCACAATTATAACAGATCCATTTTGATTCGTTATATCGTGATGAGATAGGCCGTCAATTGTTCCGTTTACAATTACTTTATGCGGATTTGTTGTTTTCTTAAACCAAAATTCAACACCCTTGCAAGTATTAGCCGCAGGTAAATTGATTGTAATATTGCCGTCGCTTGTGTTGCATAACATCGAGGGGGTTGAAATACTTGCTGTGTGTGTACCGGATGTGAGGGTTATAAGGGAGCCGAGTTCGGAGAGTGATATAAAATTCTTTTGAGTTGCAGAATCAAACTTTACAGCTAAACTCCATTTGGTATTTATTGAAGGAGTTGCTGTAATAGGTACATCCGCAATTTGTAATAAGCGATATGGAAGCGCATTAAATACATTTTGAGTTGAAACCTTTTGCTCATTTACTTGTTGTAATATACGAACTAATGTAGATCCTTGCGAGTTTGTATTATAATCACTATCTTCAGTATCAATTGGATTATCTATGTCGTCTGGATAATTTGCTATTTTTAACCATTCACCATCCCATTGACAACTGGATGCATTAAAAGTACCCCCATTAAAAACCCAAGTACTATCATCAAATATTAATGATTTAGTTGGGGTATAATTTCCCGCATCAATCCAGTTACCTTGAGCAACTCTAACGGCTCTTGAATACAATGCCATAAAATCAGAGCTTGACGCGGTTACGAATGGCTCATATTTGCCTGTGACATTATTCCAATATCCAGGAATGGAGTTTGAATTTAAGTCATAGATTGCACCTGAGTCGAAAATACTTTGATTATTTTGATAGTATCTTGTTGAAAATTCAACAATTTTTGAAGCATTATTTAAATTCCCTATATCATTAATTTTATCATTCTTATCAATTTGGCAAACATTTACATCCCCCCACATATCAATATTGGTTGAAGTCCCTGAACCGATTGCAGTATTTACAAGTCCTATAATTTGAAAGTCAACCCTGACTCCATCAATACCAGTTGAAGCTGAAAAGTTTCTAAAAAAATCAGTCGTGATAATTAGATTTGTCGGACCCGCTTGCTCAACTGACAATATGTTGCATTCAATACTTTCGTAATCTGGAAGCACACTTGCAGTAACCCAAGTTGCAGTATTGTAATCATACCATTTTACGCCAGCGCTTACAGTATAAGAATATATTCTAAAAGCAATATAAACTTTTGAACTTGCAGGAATGGTATTGCCTGCCCATGTTACATATCCAAACTTAAGAGTTGCTTTTACAGAAATCTCATTGCCTTGTGGCGCTACAAAATCACCAACAGAAAATAATGAACTTGACTTATCTCTAAATGCCCTGACGTTGCTAACTAAAGATGATCGTTTATATTTTGTTCTAAAAGTTCTAACCGATGGCTGATGTGTAATTGTTGGAAACGCTTCAAATCTTCTGCGGCCAAGTCCTGTATTTTCAAAAATACGATGGCCATAATTAATACTATTTGTTTTCGCTCCTGCAGTAGAGTAAACTCTATATTCAAATGTAACAGGATAAGCTCCGTTTCCGTATGCAATAGGTTGAATAATCCAATATTTACCAAGGTGCAAAATTATACGAGCGCCATATTTCTGCAATATATTCTCAATTGCATCATAACAATTCACATAAATATCCGCAAGATCTGGAGTTTCAGTTTGCTCTGTAAATATTTGAAAATTATCAACTACGCTCGACAAATTAACCTCCCATTTTTTCAAAAATTGCACTGGTCGCGTTCCGCTCAAAGGATAAGTTTGGACGCAATCATTTATATAATTATCACCAAATCCAAGATAAATCCAATATTGATGCAAGTTTGCTTTTGAAATACAAAGCCTAATTAAATCAAGCATATTCAATCGGTTTGCTGTACTGAACCAGGTAGGATCTACTTTATAATTAGAAAGTAAACTCATCCCATCAATTGAAGTTACTTTATAAATCACATAACCTTCAAGACTTGAGCGATTCCAACTTATTTGATCTGGAATAATTCTGCCTATCCAAACTAAGTCGCTTCCTTTATAAGCAACCATTGCATATTTTTGCTCGTCTGCAACCGATAGCGCTTGAAAAAATGTTTGGTCGGTTGAGTTATTGATGGCAAGAGTTAAAACTGCTTTTCCTTTACGAATTGGATTTTCCCATATTGCATCCCCATCACCTTGGTATTGGATTTGAAACCCGTCTGAAACAGCTCTTATTTCTGTTCCGCCTGTTCCGCTACCACTTGGATCATCCCATATCTCAACTCTCCATTGATCATTATTTATATCGTAAAATTGTGAATAATATTTTCTAGCCACGAGCTGAAGCCCTTTCTTCTCTGTTTAATAAAATTAATAAATCTCTGCCGCTTACTCGAGTTTCAAGTGTGCCGCTATTATTATTACTTGAAATATTCAACATGCCCTGCAGTTTAGACAATGGTGCAATGACTTCAGGATTTGAAGACGCTCCTGGGTATTCACCCATAAGTCCTAGTGTTGGACCGCTAACTATACCACCATCAGCAAATGCTGTTGGACCTTTTTGTGCAACTGATCTCACAACAGCGCCCGCAGCAACTAACGCAATACCGGCACCAATAGCTAATACTGGATTTGCAATCAATAATTTTGTAAACGCTTCTGACGCTACAGCTGCAGCAATCAAAGCTTTTCCGTATGCATCAGCAAATGACGCTACCGAATTTAATATAATTGAGAATACACTCTGCAACACATTGCCTCCATTCATTAACCCATCAGCAATAGCTAGTCCTATATTTGCGTACGCATCAGATTGAATAGTCACTAATTGCGCATTAATTGCCATTGTAAATTTTAAATTATCCTCATTAAATTTAATCATTGTTTCACGCATTTTATTTTCGTGATTCAATTGCCTTTGTTCTGTCTGTCTTTGCTGAATTAATTGAAGTCCCTGTTTAGTTTTTAAGAAATCACTTAATCCAAACAATCTAGCTTTATACGCTTTATCTTCAGCTGCTTTTATTGGATCTATTTGAGTCGGGGCTTCGTTTAATTGAGCAGAAGGTATATCTGAGATAGGAAGATTGTTTGCTTTTGTTGCTAATTTAGCATTTTTTTCAGCGCTTATTTTAACCAAGTCATCATTAAATTTCTTAAAGTTAACTAAATAAACTTTCCATGCTGCCTCTTCTGATTTTAAGGCTTGTTCTTTTGCTTTATTTTCATCAGTAATATCCTGCTCAGATTTGACTTTTCCCTCAGCTGTTACCAAATCATTGATTGCCATTTGTTGCTTATTTATGACATCGGTCAATATTTTATCAGCATCAGCAATGGCCTTTTTATTTTTTAATTTTTCAGTATCTAATTTTTGTTGAGCTTCACCAATATTGTAACTATTTAAAATTGCTTTGTCAAGATTAATCTGAGCCAATTGCTCAGCCATCATTCCCGAAGTTAAAGCTTTGGTTTTTGCTTCAGAGTATTTTTTTGCAGCATCAGTTATTTCACTTGAAAAACTTTCTGCAATGGCTTTCTTTTTCAATACTTCCATGTAGTCCATGGTGCGCTGAGAAAGCAAAGCCAAACTATCTCCATTTTTAATATTTATGTCGGAAGTAGCAACACCTAATTTATTAATTTCCCTAAGCGCAATAATTCTTTCATGATCTGTACGGTTACTATCTTTGACAATTTTTAAATAAATACCTAAGGTTCTAGAATTCTTTTCTGCTTCAGCTGTATTTTTATTTAATTCATCTCTATATTTTTTAATTGTTTCAAGAGCAAGTTTTGTTTTTTCAGATTGCTCCATCATTTTTGATATGAGTAAACCTATTCCGATAATTGCTAAACCTATTCCTGTAGTTGCCAAAGCAACTTTAAAAGCATTCATAGCGGACGCACTTGCGTAAGTAGCAAGCGCAAGAGCCTCTTCTTGTAATGCTTGAAATCCAGTTATTGCAGCGCTCTCTTCTTTTAATACATTTTGAATAGCTTGAAGTCCATTCATTATTGCAATTGCACCCTGAACTTTTACGAGTGCCTTTTGTAGATCTTCATTCTTGCTTCCAAATAAAGCCGCAGCACCTTCTGCAATTCCAAATGCTCCAGCCACTCCTTGCGCAGCAGAAACAACTGCGTCAATTCTACGAGTATCACTAGAAAAATATTTAATTTTATCACCAGCGTCGCCTACTTTGTCTTTAATTTTACCCGCTGCTTTGATAATTTTATTTGACATATCTTCAAATTCAGGCCCTAAAGCTTGAACTTTGAGAGCTAAGTTTTGAAGCTGAGCAACGGTTCTTTTTGTATTCGGTGAATTTGCGATTCGTTCAAAATCTTTTTCAATCGTCTTGACAACGGCTTCCATCTCGGATGAGATTTTTTTACCACTGGCACCGACTACCGTAACAGCATCTTTAAAACCTTTTTCAAGCTTTGCAATATCTGCACCTATGACAATATTAATTTGTTTTTCTGCCATTATCCTAAAATCTTATCACCACTTTCAAGCAGCATAAAGTCGCCACTTTCAAGAAGTATTTTGTATTGTGTTGCAATCGAATCTCTGTTAAACATTAAAATGTAATCTTGCGCAATGTGATAAATTCCCTCTTCACCTGCGCTGTCATCTGACAATAAAACTTCTTGATCAAATTTAATATCATGGCAAATTACACCATTAAAAATACCTGGTGCCGATTGCATTGCAGTTCTAACTTGGTCAGCTAAACTTGTACAGGATGCAATTGTCATTCCAAAAATATTAATTTGAACCCTTGCAAAATCTGTTTTTGAATATCCAGTCTGTGTTTGGTTTGCAACCAGTGACACTTGAAAATAAGATATTGCAGGGAATGCCGTTGCTTGTGGTAAACGTAAGGGAGAGATTCTCCCGCTCGTTGCAGTGTTAACAGCCGTATCGTTTTTGAGGATGTTATATGTAATAAGGAGAGAATTCACAGCCGCAATTTATCAAATATATGTTTGTTTTTCGTTACAATATCAATAACATCTTGACTTGTTTTCTCTTCCCATGGGAATAAGCATAGACTTTGTGGCTTTATTTCTTTGCCTTTTTTTGCATGTGGCGATAACATAATGGCAGCAAGCCATCTTGTCTGCTCCCATTTGTTACGATATTCTTGCATCTGAACAGATCTCATACCTTCCAGGCGCAATCGAAAATATAACGGAGTTACGTCATCCCATTCATGAGGCATGATTGACATTTCACCCCATGCAATTAATTTAATATCCTTCCAACTTAACGGCTTTGATTCCTTTTGTGAGCCTTTTATTCTTGGCTCTTCACTTGAAAAAAATCACCCACCGCCTTCGTGAATGCTTCTACTGCCGGGTTTAATTCTTCAAACGATTCAATTTCGTCGCCCAATTCTTCACTGTTTACAAATGGCATATTTGTTTTATTTTTTTTGCAGCCTGCTTTGATGCCGTAGAATGCACAGTCTCTTGAAAATTTAAGACTCTTGACTAAATCTTTGTTCTCGCCAAATGATGAAAAATCTTGCATTCCTGCAGCTTGCATAACGCTTTCAATTGCCGTCATATTAAAAAATAACGGATATTTAATTTTGTTTATTTCTAATTCCATGTTGCAAATATAATAAAAAAAGGGAGCATTGCGCCCCCTCTCTCAATTATGGAATATTAAACAAGAAAGATTAAGCTACTACTCCAACCGTCAAAGTTCCGCTACCTTGCAAAGAACATGTGAAAGTTGACACGTCATTTACGGGAGCAGTCCATGCAAAGTTAGTCAATAACGCTGAACCAGACAACTTCATATCGCCAGTAACATTTGAAGTCATTACAACTGTAATAAGGGCGCCAGTCATCAAATCGGCTAAAACTTCTTTTGCGCTTTGACCTGATGCAACAGATCCATCCTCTTCATAAAGTCCCTCGAAATTCATTGTCCATGAAGTCAAGCCAACTAAAAATTCTTTGTAAGCGCCGCCATCTTTATTGGTTGCGTCTATTGTGTCTTTTGTAATGCTAAAATCAGCACTTGTGCCGTTAGCAAATTTAGTCAATGTGCCGCTTACATCTTTGTATAAGCTCACGAGTGTACCGTTTACGAGTCCTGTGGTTGCCATATTAGTATATTATTTATTTGTTATAAGTATCGATTGCAAGTTTAAAGA